ACGTTTAAAAACTGCTTCTGAGGGGGGTATGTCTCCTGAGGTGTTTCAAGCTAACGTACAAAGTGAGCTTAAAAAAGCAATTGCAAAATATCCCGGAATGGCAGATCAAATTCGTAGCAGATTTGCAAACATAACAGGAATTGATTTAGCAACACAAGCATATGTAAGTAGTTACATTAAAGGTGTTTTTAATCCTGAAAAACCACCTAAGACAAAGACACCTGAAGACATGGCACTGCAAGACATTGATGAAGCTGCTAAGACAGGTATGTTTGGTACTCGTGAAGAGTTGCTTAAAGACTACCGTACCAACCGAGGTACATACGATGTTAAGATGACAGGGTTTAAACAAGTGCTACAAGCACAGACACAAGTTAACCTTATTAAAAATAACGTAGGTGCACTAAGTGGTCAGAGTGATTTACAAACAGATACTGTTCGTCCGGGATTTAATGCTGTTTTTGCAGGTAGTTTAGGCACTGCTGTACTAACTACAGGTGTTAACGATAAAGAACAGGTATTTGCTAATACATTAAAGTTGATGACACAAGGTGATCCACAAACACTTGATCCTACAAAATTTCAAGTATTAGTATCACTACACACTAATCAAATGCGAACAAACATTGAAAGTGCCCGTAAATCTGGTTACAGTGTAATTGATGCTTATTTAGCTAAAAACCCAAATGTATCTGATAGTAAGCGTAAAGAGTTGTATGCAGACATTGACCGCCAAGCTGAGCAATCATTTCGGATGTATGCAGATAAGGAAGGAATTGGTTTGTCAGCTATGGCTAACGTGTTAAAAAACTACCGTGATAAAAGTCTTACTGAACAACAAATGGTTTTAGACTTAGCCATTAAACAACAATCTGCTATGCAGAATAACCCTATGGTTATGGCATTTTATGGTCTAGGTGCTTCTCGTGAAAACCTTAAACGCACTAATCCAGATTTTTATGAGTATATGCTTACAAATGAAAAGCGAATTGCAGATGCTGTTAGGGGTATTAGAAATGATGTTGCTGCTGCGTCAGATTTAGCTGATGTAAAGCGTGTTATGTTACAGTCCGAACAAAGTGGTGCTGCTGTCCCTGTTGATCCTGTTGCGTCACGTACAAATACTCGTGCAGCACACCAAGCATTACATGCTAGTGCTGTTGAACTACTAAAGAAGACTGAACTAGCACCTGCTGAGGTTAATGTGGCTAGTGCTGCATTCTCTACTAGCGTAGCCACTGGTGCTAACAGCTTAATTTTGGCTAAGGATTATAAGAAGTATGGTGAACAAATTGCCAAGCTATCTGATCCAGATCAAGCCATCATTAAGGGTAATGTAAGTAAGAGTGTATCTGGTGCTGTTATTAGTATCAACGGTGTTAAGCAAGCCGTTGAAGCTAAGTATAAAACGAAGCTTACGTTAGGTGTTAACGATGCTGGTGAGATTAGTGTGGTTGTTCCTCAACAACAAGCCACTGGACTAGCTAACCGACCACTGGTTACAGGGGGTGGATTTAATGCTGCTGCCGCTGGTGAGTTTATGAAGCAAGTTAAACCTATGCTTAATAACGTTGTATACGGTACAGCTATGCTGACACAGAAAGATGCTAAGGCTGTAGGCACTGAGTTTGCAACTGTTATTAATAATAACCAACCTTATGGTGGGTTCTATCAAAGTGAGGCACAACCTGTAACTGCACCCACTGCCCCTCGTACAGCTACGATGGCAGATGTAGCTAGGTTTGCACAAGAGAAGGGTTTAGATATTGATGATGCTGTATCTCAGCTTGAAGCTGACGGCGTTGATGTTATGGGGAATTAATATGAGTATCTGGGATGACTTCCAAAAGTTTATAGGGGTGGGGCAGCAAGAAACACAACAGGTGGCTGCTCCATCTCCTACCCCTGCACAGCCTAAGCAACCTGCACAACCAAAACCTACACAGATTGACACCTATTTAGAGAATCTAAAGATGGCTGAAAGTAGTGGTAGGGCTGATGTAAAGGCTAAGACTAGTAGTGCTACGGGACACCATCAATTCCTTGAGAGTACATGGACTGCCTTAACATCTAAGTATGACAAGAAGTATACGCTAGAAGATAGGAAAGACCCTGCTAAGTCTCTTGAAATTGCTAAGTTGTTTACGGAGGAGAATAGGAATACGCTTAAGGAAGCGTTGAAGATGGAACCTACAGACACGCAGTTGTATGCAGCACATTTTTTAGGTACAACTGGAGCAAAGAAGTTTCTATTAGCAAGCCCTAAAAAACTAGCTAAAGATGTGGTTAGCAAACAGCAAGTGGCTGCTAACAAAAACATTTTCTACGATGAGAAAAAGAAACCCCGTACAGTGGCACAAGTATACGGGATATTGAAGAAGAAGATTAACGAGAAATAAGAAACGGGGCATTGCGCCCCGTTCGTCATTTAGCTAGCTGATTCACCATGTGGTCAATGACGTTACTAGTATCTTGTTTAGCCATCACTTTACGTTCTTCTTTGGCAATGAGATATTGAATGCTGTGCATACACTTTTTCAAGTCTTCTAGTGGTTTACCCTTATCCTTGTAGCGTAACAAGTATTTAAGGGCACTAGCTTCCCAACCATTCATATCATACGCTTCCCATACTTCCCAAGGCTGAATAGCACGATCTTTGTAATGGTTGCCACCGTATTGAGTAGCCATAACTTTATCATACTGCATTTGGTTTTCCTTTAAGTAGTGCTGGCAACTTATCTTCCTTCTCTAACTTCGCAATCTCTTTAGTCAGTAAGGAAATTAAACCCTCTTGTAACAGCAGTTGCATCATACGTGGCTCGATGTTTTGTAACATCACTGTAGCACTACCGTCTTCATGCTCTTCAATCATTTCAAGTTCCATTGTGTTTCTCCATAAAACTGTTACATACTTGGTGCATCTTACCATCTTCTGTTCTGAACTGTAAGACAATCTCAACTGTCTTATCTGTCTCATACACCTTAAGCCGCACATAGCGTCTTAGTGCCTCCATCATACGATAACTCTCTTCATTCACGCTCATACTTACTCCTTAAAGTTTTCTTAGCCTTATACACCAAATTCTTGGCATGTTTAGAACTACACATCAATGCAATGCCAATGTCATTGTAGCACATACCTTGAGCATGTTTCATGTACAAAGCCTTACGTTGTTTTTCAGGCAACTCCCCAATGTCATCTAACATTTGGTGAAACTCTTGCTTCGTGGTTAACAGCGTTTCTGGTGTAACACTAGTCACACTATCAACATCTGTTTTAAAGCTCTCAAACGGCCTTCTAGATGCCTTGTTGATAGCTATTGTACATAGCCAAGTATAGAACTGACTATCACCCCTAAACGTCTTGAGATACCTAAAGGCTGCTGCAAACGTATCTTGAGTTAACTCCTCTGCTATAGCGTTGTCATTAACTCTCCTACGTAAGAAACTAAATACACGTTTCCAATATTTAGTTGTTAGGGAGGAATAAGCCTTCTCACTCCCCCCTAACGCTTCAGCTATTAGTAACTGATCCTCAGATTTCACAGACACCAGCGACACACGCTAGTTGCTGAGCACCTTCTACGTTGTCTGTGTACTCAATGAATGTCTCCCAATCAACTGACACAGGCATAGCTGCTTTCAATGTTTCGTAAGTAGCCTTGTCAATCTCCTCATAAGGGGCTTGCTTGTAGCTACCACCGTCCCACGGTAGGAAACTAATACCACTAATCTCATCAAAGTGTTCCCATACCCAAGCACCAACTGAGGGCCAATCAGCCTCCTTAACGTACACAGTGACTGAGGGCTTATGCTCACACCAATGACGCTGATAGGCTAACCACAACTTGAGGTGAGTAAAGGAATCCAGCTCATCTCGTGTCACACATCCATCAGGTGCTTTCATAGGAAAGCTGAAGATGGTTGTATCGTGAGGCTTCATCACATCCGCTTCTGAAGGTACTCCCTGACCTTGTAGAAAGGCTGTGATAGGGTCTTTGTTATCATTCCGCACACGGCGAATGTAGTAAGCACTGTGGCGAGCATGAATGCCACTGGCACTATCAACAAGTTGACTAACAGTACCAGAAGGCTTAACACACGTAATAGCAGCGGATTGAGGAATTCCCAATTCATTCGCAAGTTCCTTATTAGTAACAACCGACAACTCACGCAGAGCATCTAGTCTTGATGAC